ACCCATTTCCTATCTAATTATATCTATATCGTATCATTAGATAGGGGTAGAGTATTATTTGAACCATATGAATTCCAAAAAGAATTGCTAAGAATGTGTCAAGAGCATCGATTCAACGTGTTCACGCTTGGTCGTCAGTTAGGAAAGACCATCACGGTTGGTGCCTTTCTAATGTACCAGTGTATTTTTAATAGAGACTATACAGTTGCTATTCTTGCGAACAACGCCACAAAGAGCAGAGAAATCCTATCTCGTCTAAAGATGATGTATGAAAATCTACCTTGGTGGTTAAAACCAGGAGTTGTTGAATGGAACAAAGGCAGTATAGAGTTTAGTAATGGAAGTAAGGTTTTTGCTGGTCCAACGACACCATCGAGCATTCGTGGTTATTCAATTTCTTGTTTGTATTTAGATGAATTCAGTTTTGTTCAGAACGATGTTGAATTCTATACCTCAACCTATCCAGTTATATCATCAGGCACCACCAGTAAGATTATCATTACCAGCACACCCAATGGGCTTAATCTTTTCTATAAGATTTTTACTGATTCACAATATGGTCGCAATTCTTTCAACAATGCTAAATTCATTTGGTCAGCTCATCCAAATAGGGACGAAGCGTGGAAGATAGAAACCATTAAAAATACGTCTATTGTTCAGTTCAGACAGGAACATAGTTGCTGTATAGGTGAAACTAAAGTGACTGTTAGAAATAAAAAAACCGGAGTTATAGAAACCACAACAATAGAAAACCTATATAATAGATTGCAGTAAATAGCAAAGCCTGATGTTATTTGGGTAACATCAGGCTTCTAATCACAACGAGAAAAAAGAAAACATGAACAACGATTATGAAATTCTTACTCCTGAGGGGTTTAAACCGTTCGACGGCGTTCTACAAAAAGAAGCGAATAAAATTATAACCATTAAAACTGAACAATTTTCTCTTTCAGGAACAGAAGACCACTTGGTTGAAACCCCCCAGGGGTTCTTACCACTGTCTGATTTGAAAGCAGGAATGACGGTTTTAACTGAACACGGCATTCAAACACTTATTTCTGTTGCAGTAGAAATCAAGAAAAGTTTAGTCTATGACGCTTTGAATGTTGGTGATATTAATTGCTACTATACCAATTCTATTATCTCACACAATTGCGAATTTTTCGGGAGCAGTAACACCTTAATTTCTGGCGAATGTCTTGAAAAATTAACATTTCTTAACCCTATAGAAGAATCAGAAAATCATAATCTTTATCAAAAACCTATTACAGATCACATCTATATCGTCTGTGTAGATGTTGGTGAAGGTATCGGGCGTGATTATTCAACTGCCATTGTTATTGATATCTCAACAAGACCGTATGAACAGGTGTTCGTCTTTCGAAGAAACGACATTAGTCCATGGTTGATTACCGGAAACATATTAAGATTGGCTCAAAAATACAATAACGCTCATATTCTTGTTGAGAATAATAGTATAGGAAAAATCGTCGCTGACGAGTTATTCTATGAACATAATTATGATAATGTAGTGAGTTCGAGAATCAAGAAAGGCGAAGAAGTGTTTACTGAATTTAGCACAAAGTCTTTTGGTGTTACTATGAACAGAAAAACTAAAATGATTGGTTGTTCTGCTCTTAAAGCCTTAATTGAGGAAGACCTACTTCATATTGTTGATTTTAATACGATTCAAGAATTATCGTGTTTTGTAAAAGCCAGAAATTCGTATCAAGCAGAAAAAGGAAAACATGATGATTTAGTTATGCCATTAGTTAGTTTTGCCTGGTTGACTACACAAACTATGTTCGAGGATTTATCGGTAAGTGGTATGGACGAGCTATTGAAAGAAGCTAGAGAAAGAGAGGCAGAGAACTCTATTGTGTTTGGTTTTTATGATGATGGTACAGATTTTGCTGATGAGGTATTAAGAACTAGAACTTGGAATTCTTAAAGTATAAATATAAACACAAAATAATAATAATGAAAATACCCGTCGAAGTGAATCTATTATCAATATAGACGATTGGGAACTGGAACTGGAAATGGAACAATTCCATTTTAATTTTTACCAAATAACAAGGAGAAGACTATGGCATTTTCAAAACAGCTTAGTCCTGGTGTTCAGATCCGCGAAATCGACTTAACCAACTTTGTACCAACAACTGGCACATCAGGTGGCGCATTCGTAGGTCAATTCGTTTGGGGACCAGTGAACGAGTATGCTCTTATAAATGATTCAAACACTCTTGCTAAACTCTTTGGCAAGCCTACTGACGACAATTATGTCGATTGGTTTAGTGCCTTTAACTTTTTGTCATACAGTGACAACTTGAAATTAGTGCGTATTGTTGACCAACAAACCGCTCTCAATTCAAGTGCCGATGGTACTGGTTTGTTGGTTATGAACAAACAACATTGGCAATCATTGGTTGCCGCTGATACAGGCATTTCTGAGCTTTTCGTTGCTCGTTGTCCTGGTATTCTTGGTGATTCAATCAAAGTGAGTATGGCTGATAGCGCAACCTTTGATACATGGAAATATAAAGACGATTTTGATTATATTCCGCCTGGAACCAGTCAGTATGCTGCAAACCTCGGAGCAGCTAATGATGAAGTTCATATTGTTGTGGTTGACGAGAAGGGTAAGTTTACTGGTATACCAGGATCTATTCTCGAGAAGTATGCGTTTCTGAGCAAGGCTTCTGATAGCAAGAGCCTCGACAACGAACCAAACTATTATGGTAATGTGATTAACAATACCAGCCAATATCTTTGGTACTTTGGTCCAGTAAAAGGTGCAGTTGATCTCGATGTAGAAGATTATATCGACGAAATTACTGTCGACACGGCAGGCACCAATTATGGTAAACCGATTGTGACCATTACCGATTACGATCCAGACACAGAGACTCCTGAGCAAGGCAATGGTGTTGGAGCTTCTGCAGTTGCAACAATTGATGCTAATGGCGCTCTTACAGGTATTACTATTGTCAATCGTGGTAGTGGTTATACCTCACCTGTTTTTGTTACGATTACAGATAGTGGTGAAGATGCGGCGGCCACTGCTCTGAAGTCTGGTGGTGTTATAACATCTGTTGTGGCTGATAACTTTGGTAAAAACTACTATACTGCCAATGTTGCAATCGTTGATGGTGGTTCTGGCGCCACCGCAACTGCCGTTCTTGCTGCCACAGGCGCGACAAAGACTGTTACACTAACCAATCCTGGTTCAGGCTACGCTGTAAATGATGTTCTAACCATTAATGGCGGAACAACAACATACACCGTTAATACTGTCGATGGTAGTGGTGTTATCTTAACTGGAACCGTTACACATGGAACAGGATACGCAACTGCTGGATCATCTACTAATGTAACGAGCACCGTATCTCCAGCAGGCGGAACTGGCGCTCTGTTTACTATTGTGGTTGGTAAGGCAATTGCTTCGTATACTGTTAGTCAGAACGGTGGACAATATGGTACTGCCAATGTTGGTTTGTCTGGTGGTAACCCAACCACACCAGCCGTAGGAACTGCCGTTATTGGCACTGGTTTGAATGCTGGCAAAATTATGTCTATTACCAATTCAACCGCTGGTGCTGGATATGAGTCTGCGCCTACCGTAACTATCACTCCAGGTGGTTCAGGTGCTGTGGTTGCTGCGGTTATTGGCGAAGTTGGTACGAGTTCAGAAGGTCAAATTATTGATTACGTTGTGACCAATGGCGGAACCAATTATGGTAATCCACGAGTCGTAATTACTCCGGGTGGTTCAGGCGCGACTGCCTCTGCTACTGTAGCATCTGATGACCCCGCATCTACCAACTGGGGGCTTCCTTGCGCCAATGCAACAGGCACACCAAGAGCATTCTACAGTTTGAACAATGTTTCTGAGGGCGCGTTCAGTAAAATTCTCGGTGGTGGTGCTGATGGTAACCGTGCCGATGCCAGCGAAATCATTGCCGGCTGGGATATGTTCAAGAACGCAGAAGAAGTTGATGTGAGTCTTCTGTTCGTAGGAAACGCAGGTGGAAGCACTTCTAGTAAGAATGTTATCCGTCACGTTATCGATAACATTGCTGAGTATCGTAGAGATTGTATGGTATTCTTTAGTCCTAATCTTGTCGATGTTCTTAACCGTGATCAAACAACGGCCACCCGCGCCGTTAGAGAGTTTGTAACCAATCCAATCACCGGTATTAATCGTAATACCAGCTTCGCAGTTTGCGATAGTGGTTGGAAGTTGCAGTATGATGTTATTAATGACAAATATCGTTGGGTTCCTTTGAATGCTGATATCGCTGGTCTTTGCGCTCAAACAGAAACTGACTATGACGCTTGGTGGAGTCCTGCTGGTTTGAACCGTGGACAGATAAAGAATGTTGTAAGTCTTGCTTTCAATCCAAACAAAGCGAGTCGTGACGATCTTTATAAAGCCAATATCAATAGTGTGGTTGGATTTACTGGAGAAGGAACCTTCCTTTATGGTGACAGAACAATGCTAACGAAGAATAGTGCATTCAGTTATATCAACGTCCGTCGCTTGTTCATTACACTTGAGAAGAGCATTGGTAGATCAGCTAAGTACCAATTGTTCGAATTCAACGATTCATTTACCCGCGCCCAGTTTGTTGGTTCGGTTGAGCCATTCCTTCGTATGGTGAAGGCAAGACGCGGTATTTATGACTTCAAAGTGATCTGTGACGAGAGCAACAATACACCCGAAGTGATTGATCGTGCTGAGTTTGTTGCGAGTATCTTTATCAAACCAGCTCGTAGCATTAACTTCATCACGTTGAACTTTGTTGCGGTTCGCACTGGTGTTGACTTCTCCGAAGTTGTTGGCTCTGTATAAGTATCATCGTATAAATTAAAACAATAAGGAGATTTCAATGGCTTATTCTGATGTAAATTCATTCTTAGGCGTATTTGATGGCGGTGCTCGTCCGAATCGTTATAAGGTAAACATCACGAGCGCCCGTACCGCGGGTGCAGGTGCTATCGATACATCTATCGAATTCATGTGTCGTTCAACATCTATTCCCTCAAGTTCGTTAGGTGTGGCTGAAGTTGCCTATATGGGAAGAGCTATTAA